TTGCTTCTATTGCTGCCGTGAACTACCATGTAAGTGTAAGAAGGTGGAATGGTGTAGACTGTATCAAATAGGTCACCCATTCTTAAATGAACAGTTTCGTATAAGTCTATTTTTTGTTCTTTCTTTTGCACTATAGCTATGAAAGGGCTTGTTCTAGATCTACCATGAGGAGCATAGAATGTATATACTTGGCCATCAGGGGATTGTCCAAAGACTTGGTAATTAATGAGGAAGTTATCTTCCTTCATTATCCTAGCCATGTGCTTCATGTGAGCTATCCAACCAGGAACTACCCAATCATCTATGTCCATGCGAGCCATGATGGGAGTGCGAGGATAGTTGAGATGCTTGGTAATGTTCTCAGGACATCCCTTGTCAGTCTCCTTAGCCCAATTCTTTGATTGTTCAACTGAGTTTCTCCACTGGGATAAATCACCTGAAGTGTATAGAAAGTTGATGTTAAGATCTCCCCAATCAAGGGATTTGATTTGCTTAGTTGCTTCACAATCTTCTGGGCCGACAGAGAGATAAACAGCAAAGTCTTGGTCAGTTTGAGATTTAAGACTATTAATAAAATACTTTTGCATCATAGATAGGTGTTTCTCATCTATGACACCTAACTCATGAAAAGGTCCAACTTTGTTGTAGATTGCCCTGGACACAACAATGGTTTCTAAGGAAGAAGGATTTGGGTCAACCTTTATTCGATTACGAGGAAACCATAAACAAGAAAATCCCCACTTTGACTCAAACAACTTACGACCTTTTTGAATTAACTCTTCATTGTTTTTAGTCTTTCCATATTTATTATGTCTATCACCTCTATCGTTGTTAGCTATGAGTTTCCTATCTGTGATAGTAGCTATTTTCCACCCAGCTTTCCTAACATTCATTGAGAAGTCAAAGTCCCAAGAACCGATGAAGTATCTTATGTCTATGATGTCTGGGATTAAGGCTACTTCCTGGCGAATTAATTGAGATGTTCCACCTATGAGGTCAACATCTATGGTTGGACCAATTATGGATTCAATAGGTATGCATGTTACCTTAGTACCGTTGACAGTTCTATGATACACAAGTTGATTATGCATTACATCTACCATACCATAGTCAGGGTTGTTAGTTAAGAATTCTAACTCCGCATCCAATGTACCTTCCTTATAATCCATATCATTGTCAGACATAAAGATGAAAGGTGTTTTAGCTGCACGTTTTAAGTTAGTTGCACGTGGAGGAGCTATGCCACCATTTCCAGAGGAGAAGTAAATGTCTTTCTCAACGAATCCAGAAGCAGATTCAATGATTAAGTCTTTCATCACCCTAGATACTTTTTCTTCCCCTTGAACATGAAGGCAAAGGTTTAAAGGGAGTGAAGTAGACTTAGGTATGCTAAGCAAAGTTTTCGCTAACCTATCTTCCCTCATCCAAGATACTATAGCTACAGTGATTTGTGGTTTAGTCATTTGATTTCCTAAATATTGCTATCCTTGCTGATTGATCATCTAGACGATTACAGTCTTTAAGCATGGGTAATAATCCCTCTGATTGATGATCGTTGTTGAAGTCGTCTATAGCGATATACCGTGAGTGCTTTTGTGCATAGTATAGTTGATTCATCCTTGGTAAAATTCCGTCTACTAAAGATAGACCAAAGTGGCCTTTTATATCTGCGTCGACATTATTCCATAGGTGAAATTTCACATTATCAAGATTAAACTCTTTAACTATTTCAAGATATGTAGGATCTGTTTCATATGAAGTTACATCCAAACCTGCGTTGTTTAACAGTATAGTTGACAATCCTGATCCGAATTCAAGGGCAGAGGTAATCTTATGTTTCTGTATATATTGCTTTATTATGTTCCAACTATCCATGTCTAGGAAGCGGATTTGAAAGGGCCATTCTTTATATATTTCTTCGTCAGTTTTCATAGTTAGTTTTATTATAAAACGATCTATTTATCAATAATAGCATCAGACCCTTCATCTTCTTCAATAGCATCTATTGAGTGATTAGGGTCGATTTTATCCAAACCCATATCTATGATTTTACTAAGAGGCCTACGCCAAGGTATTGACCCTCCATGCTTACGTTTCATCTTTCCAAGACGTGAGCTGATGGTTTCATCAGGGTCACCACCAGCAAAAGTGTTTCCAAGTTGGTCAATGCTTATTAAGATGTTTAATAAATATTTTCCTATCATTAGTTAACCCTCTTAACCCTTGTAAGCGCAGCACCAATTACTAAGTAAATAGCCTCAACAGAGTTTTCCTCAGGGAGAAGCCAACAAAGAGCTCCAGCCAAAACTAAAAAGACTAAAGGACCTAAATTTGATTTTATAAGTTCAGTGATTACTTCTTTCATGGCTCCTCCTATTTATAATGAAACTTACTTATCCCTAACTTAAATTTATCTATCCCTTCCATATGCTTCATAAACAAGGCAAATGCTGTCTTACTATTCCATATTGTATGGTGTCCTTTTGTCATACCTAAAAGTATACAGGCTGTTGTATCTTCTTCTTTGTTGCCCCAGTGAAATCGAATCAATGTATGCCCCTTAACTACTATTTCAAAGGTATCTCCAAATTTATGGCTTTTAACCCTAACACAGTCATATATCCCTTCTGGAATTTGGAATCTTTTAAGGTCATTAGAATCAGGCTCCAGCGTCAAACAAAGAAGCTCACCATCAATAATAAGTATTCCTGGACACCCTAAATTAGATTCATTAAACCTTAATATATCAACTATCATTTTCAACTACCTCTGCTTCAACAATGCCAGATTCCTCAACAGCCTTAGTCCCGCGCTGTTTGAAAGCTTCTAATTCCTCCTTTGTTAAAGTGTAAGAAGCATTAAGGTTATGGATTTTGGTAGGAGCCCTTAATCCACTGAGTTCCAACGCAACTGTATCTGCCACAGCTTTTTTATCCTTAAGTGTTGACTCACCAGAATTATCATCAAAGATCTCATGATAAACATCTAATGCCTTGTTAGTCAACACTCTAATTTTTTCTGAAACTTTTTTTGCCTCCTCATCACGGTCAAGACGGATTTCAGAAAGTTTACGTTCACCAAGTTCGGAGTTAAGGGTGTTGGAAACTGTCTGGGGGTGGATATTTAAAATCTCAGCGATTTCCACATTCTTGAACCCTCTCGCAGCGAGATTAACTATCTCATGATTCCTCTGCCAAAGCCCTTGAATTTCATAGGTTTTACGTTCACCACTTTCTGCACGTCGCTTGTCTGGCACAAGAAATTCAAACCCATACAATCCCTGTCTCGTCTCCACACCTTCCATCTTGGTTACTTCCTACCTTTCCCATTCTTTGGTTGCTTCGCTGGAGCACATCCTCCACGACCTTTATTATCCCTCTTACCATTTCCACTACCATCTTTCTTAGGGACTCCTTTACTCATAGCAATTTACCTCAATTTCCTTTCCATATTCTAAATTCTACCATATCATAACTACAAACGTTTGTCAATACATTTTTTAGTACATTTGCACAAAGACCGTTTATTTGTTAAACGATCTTCACTTAACCGTACATGTTGGGACATTTTATAAAACTTCAGACAAAATGTAGAGGAGGTAACCCCCGCGCTATTACGTCTAATCTCCCCCATTGGATTGAACTGTTAATAAATTCAATGGGTTACGTGCTAGGTGAAAATAAACATTGACATTGATGGTTGTTATGATATGATAAAGCCACGATTGAATATGTTCATTGACAATTGAATAATGCACGTGCCGGAAACGAGGTTTATTATGAGGTTGAAAAACATCAAACAAAAATTGATGGAATTGAATGATGACGGTGAAGGTAATACAAACATAATGTTGAATTCGTGGAATGAAGGTTACATAACGGCGCTCGTGGATTACGCCGTTATAAATGAGGATGAATTTGACACATTAATAGAATGGTTTAAAACAGGCGAATAACATTAACAGGCGCGTGCATTATTGAATTATTAATGGTTCTTTTACAATTGAATAACGTTGCAACTCCATGATACAAACTAAAATGGAAGGAGTTTTATCATGGA